AGTTTCCTAACTTCAAGCCTAAGAATTTCTGGTTTAAGTATCCTATTCACGTTCTTGATGATAAAGGCGATTTAGAGAAACTTTACTCGGAAGGCGATCCTAAGAACAATCTCAAAAAGAGTGGTAAAAGAAATCAAACTCCTGAGTCAAGAAAAGAAGAATTTGATAAAGCCTTTGATATTTTGCAAGAAGACGGAAGCTGTGAAGTTGAAGCTATTATGCAATATTTGGATTTCACTGAAAGGACTGTAAGAGACCGAGTTCGTGAGTTCAAAGAAGACTATAAATACTCAAATATGCGTGTTTATAGACTTGAAAAATAAGTTGTTTCAGAAGGTCAATTTTACTTAGATTTACATTTACGGAAAGGGCTTATATATATTTACGTAACGTAAATGGAAATTAGGGAGTTGACACTCTACGAGGATAGGGCTCAAGAGCCCAGCCCTATCCCCGATAGAGGCGTCAGGCAATTGGGCCTTTCTGGAAAAGAAAAAAAGAAAAGTCGGAGGTAAAACGTAAATGAAAATATTTCTACTTATGAATCCGCCAACGGTAACTGCTCAAGAAAGAAAAGTTGCTATGGTGAGAAATAGACCGATATTCTACAAGCCAGAAAAAGTCAAAGCTGCAAAAGCCGAGATTATTAAATACTTAAAACCGTTTAAACCAACTAGTCCTTATGAAGGTGCAATTGAGCTGCATGTGGTTTGGTTATTTCCTAAAGGCAAGTCGCACAAGCATAACGAGTGGCGAATCACAAAGCCTGATACGGATAATCTTGAGAAAATGTTAAAAGACTGCATGACAGAGATTGGCTTTTGGAAAGACGATGCACAGGTAGTTAAAGAACTAGTTGAGAAACGGTGGTCAGATGAGCCTTGTGGAATATCAATAGAAATGGACAACTTAGAAAAGTTTTATAACGGAGGTTAATAAATGGAAGACGGTTATAGATCGCTTGCAGCAGCAATAATTCTTCAAGCGGTTAAAGATTTCAAAAAAGCGGCCAAGCGTTATAAGGCTGGAAAAAGAAAAGAAGAATCACTAAGAGAAATGCAAGAAATAATCAAGTTTGTGAAATCGGAGTGGTTTAAAGTGTTAACGGATTTAGATCCAGAGATAGTCATTAAAAAATTAAAGGAGGAACTCGATGATGACATCTAAAGAATATTTATCGCAGGTATTCAACTTGCAAAGAAAAATAGAGCGTATGAATCTTCGCTATCAGGAATACGAGCAAATGGCTTCATCTGTTCCTGGCCCGAACTATAGTGGAGTTAGAGTGGATGGAACAAGAAACCTTGATGCACCGTTTGTCAAATGGATCGGCAAGATGCTGGACCTTGAAAAAGAGATAGAAAAGGTGCAACAGAAACTCGATACAGCAAAGGCTGAGATAATCGGCACTATCGAGAAGGTTGAAAACGAAGATTATAAAAGTGTCCTGACCTTAAGATACATAAGCTGTTTAACTTGGGAAGATATAGCGGATAAACTTTGTGTGGTAAAGAGAACTACATTGAAGTGGCATGAAAAAAGCTTGATTTTAGTAGATAAAATAATCAATGAAAAATAGTCACTCAAAGGCACTCCAATTCACTCAAAGGCACGTTGTTTCCAAGTCAATAGTGTGGTATCATTATAATAGGCGAAAGCTGTAAAGAATTAGAGGTCAACAGGACAATTCCTGCTGGCCTTTTTTCATGCAAAGGAGGAAGCCAATGCCACATAAACCTAAAAGACCATGTGCTTATCCAGGCTGTCCTAACCTAACAGACGGTACTTACTGCGAGGCACATAGAAACCAAGCAGCAAAGGAATACAACAAATACCAACGCTCACCTGATCATGCAAGGAAGTATGGACGTGAATGGAAACGAGTAAGAGACAGATACGTTAAGAAACATCCGCTTTGTGAGAGGTGCTTACAGGAAGGAAGAATAACTCCTGTTGAAGAAGTACATCACATTCTGCCAGTCAATAGAGGTGGAACGAACGATGAAACAAATCTTATGAGTGTTTGTAAAAGCTGTCACAATAAAATTCATATTGAGTTAGGTGATAGACACGTTCACGAAAGTTAGACCGTAGGGGGATGCAAATCTCTACGTGCTTTTATACGAAAATCGGGTTGGCCCTTTCTACGCAAAGTCCGCAAAAAGAACAAGGGGATAGCCCTTGAGAAAAAGGAGGTAAAAATTTAATGGCTAAAGATGGTACATTACGTGGTGCAACTTCAACTGGAAGACCGAGAAAATCTACTATAGAAAAATCCGAAGCTGGCAATCCAGGAAAGCGAGAACTTACAGTATTGAAAATTGAAGATAGCCTAGATGCACCTGATATGGAAGGTGTGGATATGCCTCCAGTGGATGAATACTTAAACGCAAAACAAAAAGACGGTAAAGAACTTGCTGCACCAGATATTTATAAAAAGACTTTTATATGGCTTAAAAAACTAGGTGTTGAAAAGCTGGTAAACAAACAACTTATTAACCAATACGCAATGTCTGTTTCTCGTTGGATACAATGCGAAGAAGCTATTTCAAGTTTTGGTTTCTTAGCAAAACATCCTACCACAGGAGCTGCTATGACATCACCTTATGTTTCAATGAGTCAGAGTTATTTAAAACAAGTAAATTTGACATGGATGCAGATTTTTCAAATTGTAAAGGAAAACTGCTCAATCGACTTCAAAGGACCGAATCCTCAAGATGACCTTATGGAAAAACTACTTCAATCAAGGAGGAATAAGTAATGAAAAGACAAAGCCTAATAGGCACGACAGTAAACAACTGGCTTATATTGGAATACATAGGTAACAGCAAATCAAACGGAAGTATTTATTCCTGTAAGTGCTTATCTTGTGGAACAATATGCAAAAAGACCTATTCACAACTAGTTAGGAATAAAACGTTTAGATGTGAAAACTGCAAACCATACTATGATTTTAAGGTTAATGGTGATGCGGCAACTGGAATATTACCAGACGGCACACACTTCACAATTGATGTGGGCTTGATGGATGAGTTTTCAAAATATTACTGGCATCTAAATTCAAAAGGATATATTCAACGAGGAAACAGAAATCTTCCAAAGATGATGCTTCATTGGTTTGCCTTCGGTGCAGAGAGACCGACGTCAGGATATATAGACCATATAAACAGAGACAAACTAGATAATCGTTCAACAAATCTAAGAGTGGTTACTTCTCATCAAAACAATTTGAATCATGGGAAGCTTAGTACAAATAAATCTGGTTTTGTTGGCGTGTTCAAAAATAAGAAAAATGGAAAATGGCACTCCAAAATAATGCTTAATAATAAAAATATACATCTGGGTGACACCGATAATCTTATTGAAGCAGCTCAAATGTATAACGTTGCTGCAAGCATTGTATTTGGTGAGTTCGCTGGTCACGAAAACGATGTACCTAATCCTTCAAAAGAAATTGTATCAAAGGTATATGAAAAGCTTGTTGCGAGATTAGATGAAGCATTTATCGTGAGACTACCAGCTGAAATATTATATGCAAGATTAGTAAAGGAGAGGTAAATAACATGTTTGAAAAAGTAAATCCTAGCCATCCAGATAAGGTGGCTGACAGAATTGCTGGTGCTATTGTTGACTTAGCATATGCACAGCAAGAAAATCCAAGAATAGCGGTTGAAGTTCTAATCGGTCATGGCAAGTGTCATATTATTGCAGAGACTTCTGCTTACATTGACAAGAACGATGTAAAAACGGCAGTAAAAAGAATTGCTGGTAATGTCGATGTCGATTATGTTGAAGTTCCGCAAGATAAGCATTTAGCAGATAACCAAGAAGGAACGATTCGTTGTGGAGATAATGGTATCTTCAAAGGCGTGCCGCTTACCAAAGAGCAAAAGCAACTATCCAGAATTGCAAAAGAAATCTATGAGGAGTTCCCTTACGATGGTAAATACATCATTGACAAAGAACGACTTATTATTTGCCAAAGCAATGCTCACTCGGATAGTTTGAGAATGCTATTCAGAAATGCGGAAATCAATCCTATCGGAGACTGGACTGGCGGCACGAATGTTGATACAGGTGCTACCAATAGAAAACTTGGTAGTGATATGGCTGATTCCGTTACAGGTGGCGGCCTTCATGGTAAAGATCTAAGTAAAGCCGATGTATCAATCAATATCTACTGCTGGCTTAAAGCTCAAGAAACAGGAGTGCCTGTTGAACTTTGCTGTGCCATTGGTGATGAATATATCGATAACAAACCATATTCTGAAATCGTAGAAATCGCACGTGAATTTATAAACGACATAGGCGGCTTTGAAAAATTTGCTGAGTGGGGGTTGGTTTAATGCACACAATTCAAGTTTTAGAATGGATAAACAAAGAGATGCTAGCTCGTGGAATTAATGAATATAGATTTTGTGTAGAAAATGAAAACTACATATGTGATTCACTTGGAAAATTCTATTCGATTTGTGTTGAAAACTATAGAAACGGAAAATCTTATAGACAATATAGAATCTTGCCAATTCATGGTTCAATTGAAGATGGATATGTTGTTTTTAGAATTTCTGTAGATGGAGTTAGAAAACACCTAAGAGCCCATAGACTTATGGCTAATGCATGGCTTGGTGTTCATGATGATTTAGTTGTAAATCATATTGATGGAAATAAAAGAAACAACTCACTAAACAACCTTGAATGGTGTTCTGTTGCAGAAAATAACAAGCATGCGATTATTAGTGGTCTTTATGATCCGAGTGCAAGGGATAAAAGAGTATATGTCTTACCGAAAGAAGAATGGATAACTGTTTATATTTTGCATAAGCATTGCAATTATTCCTATAGAAAACTAGGTGCTATGAATAAATGCAGTAGAAATGCAATAGAAAATATTTGTAGAAAAATCGATGAATTAATGGGAGGTATTTTTAGTAATGGAAAACAAATTGCTCGATTATCAACTAATTGATGTCGAAAAACTTATTCCTTATGTGAATAATTCACGCACACACACTGATGAACAAATAGCGAAAGTTATGGCATCCATAAAAGAGTTTGGTTTTTTAAATCCGATTCTTATTACTGAAGATAATGTTATAACAGCTGGACATGCTAGATTGATTGCAGCACAAAGACTCGGATTAAAACAAGTTCCATGTATTAAAGAAAATTACTTAACTCCTGCACAAAGAAAAGCATATGTTATTGCAGATAACCGTCTAGCGTTAGATAGTGGTTGGGATGAAGAAATGTTGAAGGTTGAGTTAGAGGCTCTTGAGGGTGAGGCGTTTGACCTTTCTCTTACAGGCTTTGATGAAAAAGAACTAACTGACCTATTCAAAGAAGAAACCGAAGTTCAAGATGACGATTACGATTTGACTGCTGCTCTTGAAAAGGCATCCTTTGTTGAAAAGGGTGATAGATGGGTTGTTGGCAGACACGTGCTTTTCTGTGGTGATGCAACAAACTCGGAAGATGTAGATAAGCTTATGGAAGGAAAACGTGCAAACTTGATCCTGACCGATCCGCCCTATGGTGTATCTTTCTGTTCAAGTGCAGGTCTTAAGATTCAGAACGACTCTCTTAAAAACGAGGACTTCTATAACTTCCTTTTGAAAGCATTTAATAATATGGTCGCACATGCAGAGCCAGGTGCCAGTGCTTATGTGTTCCATGCGGATACAGAAGGCTTGAACTTTAGAACTGCATTTGTAGATGCTGGATTCCATTTGGCAGGATGTTGCATTTGGAAAAAAGACAGTCTTGTACTTGGAAGAAGCGATTATCAATGGCAGCACGAGCCAGTCCTTTATGGCTTCCTTAAAAACGGAAAACATAACTGGTACTCGGATAGAAAACAAACTACTATCTGGGAATTTGCAAAGCCAAAGAGAAATGAAAACCATCCGACTTCAAAACCGCTTGATTTGCTTTCTTATCCTATTCAAAACAGCTCACAAGAGAATGCAGTGGTCATTGATACCTTTGGTGGTAGTGGCTCAACTCTTATGGCTTGCGAACTTTCAAATCGTATCTGCTACACAATGGAACTTGATGAAAAGTATGCATCTGTCATTCTTAGAAGGTATGTAGACAATGGTGGCGATCCTTCGGAAGTTTACTGTATTAGAAATGGTGAAAGAATCAACTACTCTGATGTGGCAAAAGAAGTCGAGAAAAAAGGTGAACAATCTGATAATTCTGCCGCAAATGACTTGATATAAATTTCTTTTAGAGCAATAGATATACTACCTAAAAGGAGGTATCAAAAATGGCTGAAAAAACAGTTGAAGAATTAAGAGCAGAACTTAAAGAGATCTGCGAAAAAACAAACACCAGACTTTCTGGTATGGAATTCCTTGTTGACTACTACAAAAAGTCACTTGGCTGGACGGAAAAGCAAGCGATAGAGTATGCGATAGGCTTATTCCATAACGGAACGATTACACAAATCAAACTTATCGGTAAGGACGGAACAGAACTATGAAAACACCTGATGTTGAAGCATTGAGAAAGCAGTATCCTGTGGGTACTAGGGTGAGACTTGTAAGAATGGAGGACATTCAAGCACCACCTGTTGGAACTAAAGGAACAGTCAAAGGAGTGGATGATATCGGTTCTATTCTGGTTTCTTGGGATAACGGCAGTTCACTAAATGTGGTATATGGCGAAGATGAAATCGAGATAGTTTCCGAGTAGGTTTTATATATTAAAAATATATAAAAAAGTTTGAAAAATCTGCGAAAATACACTTGATATAATTTCGGTTTAGAGTGATATATATACACGACAAAAGGAACACAGAAACCTTTTAGGAGGATATAAAAATGAACGAAAGAATCGAAAACCAAATCAAGAACATGAAAAGCCAAACAATCGGAGTTGAAATCGAAATGAACTCCATTACAAGACAAAGAGCAGCCGAGAAGGTTGCAGCCTACTTTGGAACAAGAGCTTACAACGCAGCGATGGAATACGGTTATTCAAGCTGGGCTTGCAAAGACAATCAAGGCCGAGTTTGGAAGTTTCAAAAGGACGTAAGCATTGCAGGACCAGACGATGAGAAATGCGAAATGGTAACACCAATCCTTAAATACGAGGACATGGAAACCTTGCAAGAGCTCGTTAGGATTTTAAGACAAGCAGGTGCGAAAAGTGATGCAACAAGGATGTGCGGAGTTCACGTTCACATCGGTGCAAACGGACACACACCAAAGACCATGAGAAACCTAGCAAACATTATGGCAAGCCACGAAAGCTTACTTGCTGAGGCCCTTGACCTTGACAGAGCAAGAATAGGAAGATACTGCAAAACAGTCGATCCTAGATTTTTGAAAGAGGTCAACAAAAAGAAGCCTTCAACAATGAGCCAATTCGCAGACGTTTGGTACAAGAGTCAAGGTGAAGACTACGGAAGAACACAACACTACAACGGAAGCAGATACCACATGCTTAACTACCATGCAACCTTCACCAAAGGAACAATCGAGTTTAGATTATTCCAATTCGATGCACCAGCAAACGGAAAAGCAAACGGCCTTCACGCAGGACAACTTAAAAGCTACATTCAACTTTGCTTAGCACTTAGCGAAATGGCAAAGGAAGCAAAAGGTGCTTCAAACAAACCTCAACAACACGACAATCCAAAGTACGCAATGAGAACTTGGCTTCTAAGACTTGGATTTGTTGGCGAAGAGTTCTCAACAGCAAGAGACTTCTTAACAAGAAGACTTAGCGGAGACGCAGCATTCAGAAGCGGCACAAGACCAGTAGCCGCTGCGATGTAAGGAGGTTAGCATGAAGAAGTATTACATAGCTTACGGTAGCAACCTTAATGTTGAACAGATGAGATTCAGGTGTCCTGCAGCTACGGTTGTAGGCACTGGAATGCTCAAAGGATATCAACTCCTTTTCAAAGGAAGCAAGACAGGCTCTTACCTAACAATTGAGAAGAACGAGAATAAAGCAGTACCAGTTGCGGTTTGGAGTGTAACAGAAAACGATGAAAAGGCTCTGGATAGATACGAAGGTTATCCTAGTTTCTACTACAAAGCAGAAATGGAAATAGATATCATTGGAATAAAAACCAAGAAGAAATACCATAAAAAAGCATTTGTTTACATCATGCACGAGGAACGAGAAATCGGTATCCCGTCAAAGTTTTATGTAGAGACCTGCTTGAATGGCTATAGAAGTTTTGGTTTCAGTCCGAGATATTTAGAAGAAGCAATAAAAATTAGTTTGGAGGTTTGCAAAAATGGAAGTTACAAATAACGAAGCAAAGGTATGTCCTAAATGCGGAAAGCATTATAAAGGGCATCCAGCAATTTCAAGGGTGGATAACATTACACCGATATGTCCTTTGTGTGGAACAAGAGAAGCACTTGAGGGACTTGGCATCAGCAAGGAAGAACAAGAAAAGATTATCAGTTCCATTCCTATCGTTGATGACGAAAAATAAATAAAAGAATAAAAACTTTGAAAGTCGGCTATTGCTAGTCGGCTTTTTTAGTTGTTAGCGGAGGTGGAGATTTTGAGGAAACTTAAAAGATACGTGCCAACAAAGTTTAAGGCGAAAGACTCCACTTACAATAAAGAAGCTGCTGATTATGCGGTTAATTTTATTGAATGCCTATGTCATACAAAAGGAACATGGGCAGGAGAGCCTTTTGAACTGATAGATTGGCAAGAGCAAATCATAAGAGACTTGTTTGGAACAATGAAGCCAAACGGTTATAGACAATTTAATACTGCCTACATAGAAATACCAAAGAAAATGGGTAAGAGTGAACTTGCTGCTGCGGTGGCATTGCTTCTTACTTGTGGTGACGGTGAGGAAAGAGCGGAAGTTTACGGATGTGCTGCTGACAGACAACAAGCGAGTATCGTCTTTGAAGTAGCTGCCGATATGATACGAATGTGTCCTGCACTCAATAAACGGTGCAAGATACTGGCTGCTACAAAGCGAATCATATACTTGCCGACAAACAGCTTTTATCAGGTGCTTTCTGCGGAAGCCTACTCAAAGCATGGTTTCAATATTCATGGAGTTGTGTTTGACGAACTTCATACACAGCCAAACAGAAAACTCTTTGATGTTATGACCAAAGGCTCTGGTGATGCCAGAATGCAGCCATTGTATTTCTTGATTACTACGGCTGGAACAGACACAAAGAGTATCTGCTATGAAACTCACCAGAAAGCAAAAGATATTCTTGAAGGCAGGAAGATAGACCAAACCTTCTATCCTGTTATCTATGGTGCTGACGAAAATGATGACTGGACCGATCCGAAGGTATGGAAGAAAGCAAATCCGAGTCTTGGTATCACTGTCGGAATAGATAAAGTCAAAGCTGCTTGTGAGTCAGCAAAGCAGAATCCAGCAGAAGAAAATACCTTCAGACAACTTCGTCTAAATCAATGGGTAAAGCAAGCAGTAAGGTGG